TTATAATCTTTAACATCTACCCTTGCTATATCTAATTTAGTATAGCTTTTTAATGGGTGATCTTTCTCTAAATATAATATCCTTGGGATAGGAGTTGCCAATGCCACAATAAATGGACCTGAAGCAATGCCTATAAATGCATAACTATTCTGTATCATTCCTACTAACGTTTTAATGTCGGCCTGACAGTCCCTGACGTGCCTGTTAACGACATCAAACTTACTATTTGCAGGGTTGTGAAAGATATGTTCAAAGTGGCACTCTATGGGTATTTTACCACAATCTTTGATCTCTTGCCATATCTTACCGGCAACATCTTCAGGACAACTTACTGAATTAGGCAATGCTGTTCCTTGAAAATGAACAACTACAAACGGATTATCTTCTATTTGAACATTAGCATTAAATACTTCAAGATCAAGAGCTACAGGATCTATACCAATTTCGTCAATGCAACACTTCTCTGCCTTTGTCAAATCAGTTCCTTCCGACATAGGAAAATCTAAACTGAATACTAAATCATATCCTTCGCCTTCTTTATCCATTGTATCGCCAAAGATATGTTCTTGTCCTGCTTCTACATATAAATCAATCTGGCAATCTTTCTCATACTTTTTTCTTAATACATCAAGTATAGGCAAGAACATTATAGTATCACCAAGTCCGTGTCCAAACCTAATCAATGCTTTTTGCATTAAGCCACCGGTTGCTTTTAATTCTTCATCAATATAATCAACTAATTTTTTCTTTTTGAAATCTGTTATCATAATTTTAACATTCCACCTTCATAATAACTCTTTACATTATCTGCTATCATATAGGGTTGAATTATAGCAAAGCATTTAGGCACTTTGCCTTGTTTAGTTTTTACTAGGTTTCGACAAAACCCCTTCGATCCACCTAACCAACAACCATTCCATTCACAGCAAGGCAACGATCCATTTGAATACATATATTTCATATGAGGATACAAATGCCATCTAACATCTTCTTTGCCACCCATTAAAACTACTGCCGGCTGTTTCAACGCTGCTGATATAACTGATTGAAGTGATAAAGGACCTATCGTTCCACTAGCCCAATAACATAACCGGATATATTGCCTTGTATCTGTTTTTCCTACTAAATTAAGAACGCCCTTTAATGGTGGATGGATATGATCCTTATGTCCTACTTGGACTATCTTAACTTTACCATTAAAATACTCATTTAACAAATCAACTACTTCTTGCCAACGATGATATTGTTTTAATTCGTTATCAGGTTTTCTACCTGCATTTATTATCCAAAATGGACCTTTCCAATTAAACTCAGTTATAACTTGGTTTATCCAACTCTTCTCTAAATCACTAATCCATAATTCCGGCAAGATCCCTGTTTTCTTAATTTTAATTTTAAGTTTCTTTTCAAGATCGTGTCTATATGCTTCTACCCAATGTTGCTGCAATCTTCCACAATTATGTATCTCTTCGTAATGAACATCAAAGACTTCTACTCCTTCATCACCTTCTTTTAATGGAGTTATATTAGGATTGTTTTCAAATAGTTCGGCTGATGGTGTCCTCACATCTATTTGCCAATCAGGAAACGTTGCCTTTAGATCGGCAATAGGCCTTGTTAGTGTGAGTATATCACCTGGACTCTGATGTTGTTGTAATATAATTTTTCTCATAAAATGGTGGGAGTAAGCCGGATCTTTATAAAATTAGATCCGACCACTCCCATATTTTTTACTTACTGTAAAGAACTGATGTCACGTCTTGTCTTGGTGGACATTCAGGTGTTCCATATTTCACCCTGTGATATCCATACTTCTTAAAGAACAAGTCAAGAGTTTTCAAAGTGAAGTAGTGTAGATGTTCGCCAGGTTTGAAGTGCTTCCACGTTTCCAGTTTAACGCCCTTTGGCTTTATAGGAACGGTGATCGCAACAAACCTTGCGTTAGAAAGCAAAGAACCTATGGAATTGAAGTTTGGTATATGTTCCAAAACGTCCCATAGGCATATTAAGTCATATTGCTTTCTGTTGATCCCAGTTTGTGGATAGTTTCCTATATCGTATGTATCAACTCTTTTGTCTTTAGGCCTGAAAGCCCTAAACCAACCAACGCCAGATCCGTAATCTAATACAGTCCTTGCTTTAGTTTCTTTGACAAAAGACCACCTTATCTTTGCAATGTCCTCTGCTGATCTTGAACAATTACGAAGATATCCCTCAAAATAATCTAAATTGTATATACTTCCTTCCATAATACACCTTCCTTTCCGAGTAATAGGAGCTGTTATCCAGTTTTGGCTGAACGAACAGCCCCTATGTAAACTCTAAATTAAGTTGACGTGCTTGACGAACTACTACTGAAACTTGAACTACAACTACTAAATGAAGATGAGCTACAAGAGCAAGATGAACAAGAACTGAAAGAACTTGAACAAGACGAACTTGAGCAAGAACTACTTTCAGATATGTCGCTATAAACTATTAGTCCATTAAAATTAGCTTTACAAGCAGCAGTTCCATCAATTTCAACTCTTACGCTTAAATTAGCTTCGATCTGAATAGGCGTTTCAAATGTTTCTTGAAAATTACCTACCCCAACTGTGACTTGAAAATGAGTTGCTTCTAATGTGCCACTTTTATCTTGAATGACCTTTAATATAGAAGCTGCCTTGTCGGAAGATCCGGAAACACCTGTAATTAAAATCTTTTTTAGATTACCAGGTGCTGCCTGATACGCTGATGCTAACGTAGCGTGTGTATGTGTTTTTGAAATCTCTTTTGAACCTTGGACTTTATACATAATTTTAATTTTATTATTTTAACACCGACCTTTAATATAACTATCTAATCTCTGCCCTTCTGTAATCAGTCAGAGCAGAGTTAGACAACTACTTGATGTCTTTTTGATCCGATTTTTCAATGTTCTCAATTACTGGCTCAATTACACCACTAGAAATTAACTCTTTAACTGCAACTCTCATCTTTCTATTTTCAATATCAATTTCTAATTCTCTACCTGCTTTGTAGTAAATGCCATCGTGTTTGATTGGTGATAATGCTTTGAATTTCATTATTTTACCGGAACAACGACTATAAAGGCATAGCAAGAATCTGCATTAGCATTCTGCACAACCTTCAAAACGTTGCCCTTGCTTTCTTCCCAATTAGCATTATCAATACTTGCTGCTCTTGCCAAGGCCTTATCAGATGAGATGTCCATAGCATTAGTGATAGTGTTTGCATCGTTATCTTGAATAGTTGCAGTAGCACCACCTTGTGCGACAGCTGAAATTACATAAGCATCAATTACTCTTACAGCATTTTTCAATGTATAAGTAAAAGTTTTGGCACTTGTTCCAGTAGCATCAATCGCAATTACATAAGGAATGATTTGCTCATCATTGGAAGTATCCCAAATCTTTAAGAATGAGGCATCGAATATAACTTTCATTTTTTGTCTAATAACTCCCATAAAGATAAACCTTATTTAAGCAACAGCATTTTTGATCAAATACGCAGCATCTACAGTTAGAACCTCTCTGGTGTAGAAATCGTGAACTCTAACAAACGTTCCTTCTCTGACTTTATCATACCATTTGTCTACAGATTTCTTGTGTTGGAAGTGATAACCAAAGCTAACTTGTTTTATACCAGGTCTTCGAGTTTTATACATAACCCAAGCATACTTACCCCAGATATAACCAAGAGCATCTGATTGACCTTCAACCGCAGTATTTCTTCCGGCAGCACCTAACAAGACTTGATCAAGGTCCAACAGATCTGCTAATGCAGCTGCTGTGAACTTGCCAAAGCCACTATACTTAATTCTTTCAATTAAGTCAGGGTGATGCTTTAGCTTATTCCAAGTTTCTTGACCCATAACTAAAGTATTGGCAGCTTTGAAGATCTTTGATCTTACGCTTTCAATACCCGTTTCAATATCACCAATAGGATCGGAGTTCTCGTAATCACTCCATTGATCTGTTCCAGAAAGAGTAGTGTTGTTTGTTAAGTTGGCAGTATTTTGCATATAAGTAGCTAAGTCGTATTCTTTCTCAATCATCAATCGTTCTGATACATTTTCTGTTGCATCAATTTCAGGACTTAATGGACTTTCAGCTTGAGTTTTTAATTCGTCAGGGACAAGCTCGACTAGAGCGTGATCATCACAATTAAAGGCTGTGCTAAAAGATAGACCATAGCCTACCTCTTTTGAAGCTGAACCCATAGCTCTTAAAGAACTAACTTTTCGGAACTTCGCTTTATCATACACATAAAACTTACCGGTTAACTTTTTGGTAGGAAGGACTGGAAAGATTTGTTCTGCAATATAGTCGGCATTTTGATATGCCATAGAAACATTAGATAAAACATTGTCGTATTGGATGTCGTGTAATGTTGGTTTCATATGTTTAACTAGTTACATTAACAAACCTATCAATCAGCATCTCGATGATATCACTTGCTGTTCCGCAAGCCTCTAATGCCATACCCAAACAAAATTCATAGTTGGCATCGTATTCTTCTGCTTGTCCAGAACTATCTGAAGTAATGTAATCACCTGCAGCTATTCCTGTATCAGAAGCGATAACCTTAGTAGTTCCGGCTACTCTAACTAGAGCAGCTTCGCCTGACTCTGGCTCGTTCTGTAAAACACCAATAGCTTTCCCATTAGCACCACAAACATCAACTGTTTGGTCAGCACTTAAATAAACAATGTAATATTGCTTATCACTCAAATCTGCACCTGCTGTAAATGTTATGTCTAATATACCTGCTTGTTGACTCATAATAATAGGTTTTAATTAAATATCTCAATAAGTTCGACTATACTTAATGCCTTCCTGTTTTTTACTAGGCTAACTGCTCTGCTAAATCTGGGTTTTCAGCAAGAACGAGGTCTAAACTCTCACGATAAGTTCTTTTATCATTGGTTTTCATATCTGCTTCAACCAACTTATTGATCTTCTCGGATGGAGTCCCTTCAATACCGGCTTCGTCTTTGCCTATTTCACTAAACAAACCAGACTTTGGCTTTGGCAATTCGCCAACAATCTCTTTGAACTTTTCTGCCTGATCTGAAGACAGGGAGAGTAAGAAACTTACTACCTTATCTTTAGACTTAGATAGAATAAGTCCGTTTTGATTTTTTTCACCAAAGGTCATTGACTCAACATAAGTCGTTGCTTTCTGACTTCTCAATTCTGCCATAGCTTTAACTCCTTCTTCTGCATTAGCTGTCAATAGGTTTAACTTTGCTTCGCTTAGTTGGATCATACCTTCTGAGCCTTCTTTCTTTTCTTCTTCTTCTTCTTTATCTTTTTTATCTTCCGGCTCTTCTTTCTTTTCTTCTTCGCCACCTTGATCGCCCTTTTCTTCTTCTTCTTCCTGTTCCTCTTCTTCAAATACTAACTTGAACTTTTCTACTTCAGCTTCGCTTAATTGTTCTTTGTGTTTCTTTAATTCGGCCTTCTCTTCATCAGTTAAGTCTTTGAACTCTTTTGCTAAAATATCTTTTAATGTTTCCATCGCTTTAATTGCTATTTCGGAAAACACGATAGCTTGTAATCCCTTAAAGTAGGGAGTATTAGTTATCGCACCACCGACTAGCACATTTTTATAAATCTTTCTACTTTCAGGGTCTTCATAGGTGGAGTAGAACTCAGGACTAAAATACTTAAATACTTTTTCTTTTAGTAGCTGACGACCTTTAACTGTCCATTCCACTTTCGCCCACAAACTGTTTCCCTTAATAACCAATTTTCTAAACCAACCGACTGCACCATCTGTATTGTTATGCTCGATGTTAATAGGTAGATCTTTTCTAATCTTTGCATTAAAGTTTTCAACAAAATCCTGCAAATCACTATCTGTAATTTTCATCATACCATAAGATGGGTGATCCCAGTCGCCTTCTTGTAAAATCTCTATATCCTTTGGTGGCTCTTTGAACTCTGCCATCTCAATAGGATTTATGTAATTTGTAATATCTTTTTTCTTCATAATTATAAATTATAAATATCTTTTGATAATTGTTTTAATTCTATAGTCACTTCATCTTTAGTTTTTTTAGCTTCACTGCATAAAGTAATATCTTTGAAATATCCATCAGCATCTTTAATATAATTAAGTAATAGATCTTCAATAAGGCTTTTATTCCCGTTGCTTATTTTAACCGGTGATATTGCTCTGGCTAATCTTATTCTTATTCTTTTAATTATACTTTTTCTTTTCATAATTTTATTATAACACAATATTATTTTTCAACCAATAGCTCTGGGTGATTTTTAACTACATAGGAGTCTTTCCTTACCATTGGCTTATTCGGTTGCTTAACTAAATTGACCATACCACCCCATCTCTCTCTTAATGATTTTGGCACTCCAGTGATCGGTGGCTTAACAGCTTCGCTTGTTGTGATCTCAACCCATATTCCTCTACAACCGGAATGCACTGCATCCATTTTAAGCATTCTATCATTTTTCTTCAAGATCCGTCCATCTATTGATAAACAATAATCACAGGTTCTACTGTCTAACATCTCACTTCTTTGAACTGCATAGATATCACTCTTATACTTTGTCATCGTCCTTCGCCTACCTTGATTGATACTTCCTGATACAACAATCGGTGCAACGTTTCGCCAATTACTATCAACTGCTTTTTTAATTATTCCGGCAGTCAATGCCAATGTCTGTGGCTTTGTCTTTCCTTGCTGTAGATTGCCTAACATCGTTGTCTTTGCTTTACCTACTATATCATTATTCATTTTATCAGTAATAGCTGTAGCTTGTAAAGACATATTACTAACATCACTAGCCTTTGCAGTAGGAACTATCTTTTTCATTTCGTGTGCTACTGATGTTTTGCCAAACTGATAATTATCTTTCATCGCAGTTAAAATTGCAGATCTGTATTTATCTTGATACTTCATTGAAAGAGCAGCTATCCGTCTATTCCTTTCATTAGAGTTTGTCGTGCTAAGTATTCTCTCTATCTGTAGAACAAAATCGTCTTTGCTCCCTTTTAGTATATCCTTTAATTCTTTTTCAAGCAACTTTTCTGATAAAACCATTTTCTTATTGATCGTCTTAAAATTAACCTTTTGTTCTGCGAATGTATATTGTCGCCAAGGCTCCCAGAATAATAACTTATCACTTGACTCTTTTATATCTTCTTTTGGATCTGTCTTTGATTTTTCCTCTACCTCTGCTTCATCTGTTTCTTCTTTTTCAGGAAGATCCATAACTTCTCTCATATAATCTTCTAATTTTTCATCTTGAGTAATTATCTTAGCATCGGTTAATGATTTCAACGACTTGGTTAATTTCTCATAATCAATTACTCCAATACTACCAAACTTTAATTTAGGATAGTTCTGAACATTATAATTCAAATCAACTAACTGCTGAACAGCGTATTTGTTTATTACATCTTGAAGCTGTTTTGCAATGGCAGTTAAATTATTATGAAAAGTAGTTGATTGATCTACGCTTAATGCTCTTGATCCACTTGGACCTGATCCTAAATCTAAAAACTGAGCTAATACACTCATCAGCATTTCACGATTATATCTTGATATCGTTTTGTCAGGATCTTTAGCACCTGATGCTTTAGGATCTGCAAACTCAAACTCCCAACCGAATGGAAGAACTAAATAAGCTTCTTCGTTAGCCCTAACATTTTTTAATATCTCTATGGCTTTAGCCTTATCTGCTTTAGTATATTCTGCAGGTAGCTTAATCGTTGGAATACCTAATCCTTGTCTTTCAAAAGCGATAGCATTTATTTTCTCAATAGTTTTCTTAAAATACCAAGGCCGGTATGCACTTCTTAATATAGATATACCTGACCAGTTGTCACCTTCTTTATCATTTACGAATACAAGCAACTTATCCATTGGTATTGATACTTCACCGGCAGCAGTAGTTAGCTGAGTAATACCATCTTCGTTTTCTTTCGTTTGCCATTTCATTACCGTTTCCGGCAATCTTGGTGCAAACTTTTTCCAACCTATCCTACCTTTTCCATTAAAATCAATATCAGTAAATACCTTTTCAAATATCATATAACCGAATGGCAACATTAAAAGAGCTTGTCTTAAAAAGTCGTCCCAAGTAATACTCATCTTATTCATTAAATTGTCCTCTACAAACTCTGCTATTTCAATATCTATATCATCTTCACTAGCCGGTTCAACAAACCACTTCGTTGCTCTGATTGGAAGTTGACAAGCTAAAAGAGCAGCTTTCACTACTCCGTCTGACTTACGCATTTCATCATAAGTTGTTATTCCATTTGATCCGGTTAATTCAGGAACATAATCAGTATCAGTTAAATATCCACCGACGATAGATGTTCCAGAAGCTCCAATCTCTTGATTTTTTTTGATAGAAGTTGTTTTAACTTCCTTGAACAATTTGATTTCGTATCCAAATAGTTTCATATTATTTATTTTAGAACTTCCTATCCAATAGTCCACTTGTAATTGTCTTGACATCTCTTTCTTTTCCTATGTCAGATAAGTGGCCTGTCCTTGGTCTATTAAAATGTTTTAATGCACAGATCGTAGCATCTGGGATATGATCATCTTTCTTTAATGGCTTGTCAGATCCTTCCTGATATCTATATCTTTTATGTTGCCAGATTGCCGTCTTGAACTTCTCTGGTATTATAAACCATTTCTTCTGAAAATGCGATCTATAGCTTCCAAGTAATTCTTCTTTGTCTTTTGAAAATACAACCTCTACTACTATTGGCTTGATTTTTATTATACCACTATTATACGCATCGTTCAACTTTTTACGCAAGTCCTCGTTCTCAAACTTACCGGCACTATCAGCATAGATGTATTGCCTTGGTCTTTCTTTCAGTAATTCTATTATATCTTCAACAATAACATCTAATCTAACTTGTGTATAGTTTCTATTGTCTAAAAGAACTTTCTTACTATCTTTCCAATTCATCAGATCAACTATTGATGTCATCGAACTGAAACCCCAGTCAATTCCTAATACACATTCAGCATCTTTGATATATCTAATCCCAAGATCTAATAACTTGTCCTGCTTATAAACACAGGCATCTACATCTTCAGGGTCATTTACCAATCCGGCCTGCGATGGTCTTTCGCCCATATACTCTACTAAGAAAAAATCATAAGATGCTTTTTCACGCCACGCTTGTATTACATTCTCTATGGGTATCCAACCTTCAGGATCTCCTGTCTTTCCTTTACTTAGTTTTCTTAATTTGTCAAGGTCATCGATCTCTCTATTTAATTTTTCATCGTCCCATATAGCAGGATTAAACTTTTTCGTGACATCGAACATATCCCAACTATATCTAGTATAACCTTTTTCATCTGCTTTGTCCCATATGTCTTGGAAGATACCGAAGATCTTATGGAATGTTGAAGTCAAGATTATAGCAGAGTTTTCAGAGCTGTCAACCATAGGGATCGCTGCTTCTACCAATTCATCTTTACACTCGCATACCTCATCACCCAACAAAACATCTGGGTGAGGACCTCTAACTTGTCTTGGACTAGCCGGAACACATTTTACATAATTACCGTCTTGGTCAATGGTATGTTGCATCAATGGTGGCTTATCCAAACTCGCTAGTATTGTAGCATTGCAGTTTAAGTAATTCAATATGTAATTATAAACAATCTTTGCTTGAGCAAATGCACCACCCATATCTATTACTTTTCTCTTTTTGAAAAACCATAGAGAGAAGGCTAACGCTGATAACAACTGCGACTTACCTCCACCCCTTGGACCTTTCAAAATTGCTCTATTGATCTTTCCTGAATATATATCTAAAAAGATTTTTTTAAGAACTAGAGGCCATTTGAACTCCGGTATGAACCTATGAAAAAACTGAACAGGCATTGTGTCATAGGTTTCCTTGATGTTCCTTGTCGTCATCGTGTCCGACATTGCTTGTGTCAGTTTGTCTAGATATCTCGTCTTTGATTGCGGTAATTCCGGCAAGGTATTTGAATATTTTTTTTCTTTGTTCTTCATTTGCGTTTTCTAAAGATCCTAATAACTCTTGATCGTCCTTTGTGAAAGCAATTCTCTCTGTAGCTTCACCCCTTAATACTTGATAAACTTCCCAGACTGCTTTGAAACCAAAGGGATCAATGTATGGTGGAACCAATATAGGATTTCCATCAGGATCTGTAATTATTTGCCCAAGCTTATCTGTCATTGGCTTTCCCTTAGATCTATTGGCAAACTGATTGATCCAAGACTTACAGATATTCATTAGTGTTTTATTCTCTAATACAACTTCATCTATAATATCTGCTTTTTCT